AGCTCGACATATGTCCCGTCCACAGTAGCGCATAGCCACAGAGAGCCGGACATTCCACTTTCTGCATTAGTCATTTCTATACCTCGAAGTATGTTTTTATTCCGCAAATTGCGGTCTATAATAAACTACGAAAACTATTATTAGAAAAAATAGGACTGCCATAAAAATTAAGCGCCTTTCATGATCTCAAAGTTCTGATAGAATATCGTTCTGTTCCTACCATCCGTCTCAAGCTTGCAGGGGACACCCCTCGCCTTGATGAGGAGATACTTGTGAGCGCTCCACGTCTGGTCATGCTGGGCATGAAGAGCCGCGTCTATGGCCTCTGCCTTCGACTGTGCTGCTGCATAGGTGGCTGCCCGGACTTCTACATGGAGGTCTGGATATTGGATATCGCAAAAGACCTCTTTCGCCCTGCCAGGCCTGGCATAGAGTGCTATGCAGGCGTCCGGGCTGTCAGGCATCTCTGCTATGTAGACGGTCCTGGTGGCAGCAGTGCCCGGATAGACTCCCACGCCAGCAGTGTTGAGCTGGGTGGCGATGTCCTCAAGGAAGCTCATGTGCTCAACACCACCGCTTGCTCGATCGCCACTACAATCGCCTCGTATGCCTCGATCATGAATGCCCCGGTGCCATTCGGGCACATCACATAAGCATAGGTATTATCGAATGCTACCAGCTGCCCATCGACCAGCGTCTCGCCATTATGCATCATGAGGATATTCTTGCCGATGGCCGCCTTGAGCATCCTCTTCAGGTGTGGCTTCATCATGAGCCTCCTATTGATTACCATGTAGGGCATTCTTCTTGCCTGGAATTCTACTTAAAATTGGTCAGGATAAGAGATCCTAGCGCTATGGCCACAATGAACCATTCTCGCAACGTGAGAAATGCAAGCTTCTCGCCTTCTCCCTTAACTGCGCAGTTCGTCAGGTTCTCTACCTTAGAGCTGATGGACTCCAGGCTTTTCTGGATCTGGGGAAGCGAGGCGGCACAGATCTCTAGAGCGGATACTCGGCCCCAGATTTGACTGATATCCGTCTCATGCCGCTTTGAATCGTTCTCCAGGACCGCCACCCTGGCATGGAGATCATTCCCTTCAGCCATAGCACCTCACTTCGATGTCTGGCCTCTGGTCTGGATCCAGGCTTGCACCACCTGAGGGAGGCCAAAAAGCCCGGCGAGCACCCCTAGAGCGATGAATAGCTCCTTCAGTGTGGCCACGTCGGTCTTCCCTGTGGCCACCATGCCGATGGCGGCCAGAGCCATCAAGACGAAGCCCGCAATCATGAGGATGGCAATCTTAAATCCTTCTCCGGGCATTAGTCCACCACCTCGATGATACCTTTTGCCAGCCATCTCTCTATCTGCTCATCGGAGTATTCCCATATCAGATACCACGGGCCCTTTTCTCGGGTGCCTTCCAGGAAGTGCACTTGAACAGCCCGCTCGCGTCCTTGACCTGGTAGCCGCCAGGCTTCTTACAGAAGAATTTGCTCACTTTGAGTCCTCCAGAGTCACATCATCCGGGATAGGACCATGCCCCATCTCGGTGAACCACACAATTGGATCCACTTCTCGGCCTTCGACCAAGCTCCAGGCTTTGAACTCCTCTCTGGTGAGCTGCAGATTTGTGGTTGTGGTATAGCGCCTTTCCTGGCCGGCGAGCTTGATTGTGCCTTGTGGGATTATCCGGTGGCCCAGATCCTGCTCTAGGCATTCACAGGCCTGCTCGCCCGTGACCTCATTGCAGCAATCGAATTCCTTCACTCTTTTGCCCCCTCACCTTCTTCTTCCTCGATGACTGACCAAACTCTCTTCACGTTCTGACCGGATGCGTTGAGCTTGAATTGAGCGGTCACATTCTGGCCCGAGATGGTAATGTCCGAGATCTTCCACCACCGACCTTTGCCTGGATAGGCTCCTATGAGCTGATTGCGGAATGTGCCGTTACCGCTTGCGGTTATGTCAGATTGGGCCTGGTCCTTGCGGGTGGTGACTTCCTCCCATATGTCCTCATGAGTCTCCTCATCAGTATATTCCCGCTCAACGACAGTTGTCTCCGAGCTGTAGGCCCCTGATGCCTCCACCAGGATCCCAGTACCATTGCCCCGGAAATCCTGGATAGGAGACCTCCATCGGACCGCAGCCTCTCCAGGCGCATCCAGACCCATGAAGACCTTAGACTCCTTGTCCTCGATATGCTGAGTTAAGCCGAAACTGACCGGGCCGTCTGCTCGGGCCTCATTGCGGATCAGATAGCTGTCTCCCTCCAGGTGGAGGCCTCCGTCTTGAGACTGCCCCTGTGCCCGATAGTCAATCAGGCCAGATGAGGAAGGTATAAGCAGGACTATAATGAGCCACCAGGTGGTGACTGGATTAATTAGTTTCATAAAATCACTTTATAATAAATTGAAATGGGGGTTAATCGTCCCCCAGCGGGATTGCCGGCGGGAGCTGATATGCTTTGTCGACCCCGCCCATTTCAAGCTGATCGGCGTCCACAGACATCTCTTTTGCGTTCTTGATATCATCGATCATTGTCTGGATCTTGCTGTCCAAGCTGGCCTTCAGGCTCTCCAGGTTGCGGATGGTCTTGGCGTCTTCTCCGAATGCCAGGGTTGCACCGGCCCCAGCGCTCTGGCCCTCGATGATTGCGCTCTGGATCTGCCGTGCCTGCTGGTTAGCTATTTTCATCAGCACATCGAGGCCATCATAAATGATGAGGCCGGTTACGTTTTTAAGATCTTTTAGAGTTTTTGGCATAAAATCACCGTGCAAAATTTGCACTATTATTTTTTCCTAATAATTGTTATCCGTCTATACGGTGCCTGATCCAACTCAGCCAGCCAGGCAGTAATGAGCGACTGCAAAAATAAGAGGGAGGATCGATCCCAGTCCGGCACCCGAATGATTTTCGCCCAGTCCAGATCAGTAGGTCTCATCCCCAAATCGCCTTCAGAGCATCGGCTATGTCCTTGTGATATTGCCCCTCGGCATCCAGGAGAGGCTGGCGCAAGTAATTTGGGCCAGTCCCAGGGGTCTTTGGGGTATAGTTCTGGCTCTCATGGAGCCAGGCGGCTTGCGGCGTGTTGAAGGATATCTCCGCGCCCTTGGGGATCTCTGTGACCGTGCCTGATTGCCGTGTCTGGCTGGTCTCGATCGGACAGAGATCAACCGCCGCGCCCTTTACCGTCTCGGCAGTCATCCGGGCGACCTCTATGCAGGCGTCTTCTGCCAGCTTTGCCAGGGCGTCTCCCTTCCAGTCGACTTTCGGCATCTCAGTCTATCCCCACGACCTTCAGATACGCTCCATAGCCTTGTGTGGTCTCCACCGGCCCCACCGGCCAGGTCACGCCGCCCCTGGTAACTGCATCGCCCTCTGCAATGATGGTATCCTCCGTCAGGAGATAGGCATTGCAGATCTTATCTTCTCGGTCCTGCTGCCGGATGACTTTCTTGGAGTCGAACCATACCACTACTATATTACTATCGGTATACTCAGGATCATTGTACTCGTTTTGTCCGGTCTTATGCCGGAGCACAATGGTCTCTCCGAGGCCGGGCGGGAGGATACTCATCTTACCTCAGCGCCAATGTAGCGCCTCATGTATCGCTTTGCAGTGGCGCTCAGAAGGCCGGAGTTGCCCGCTCCAGCGATGAAGGTGTATGACAGCTTGCCGCCAATGGACATCGATGAGACGCCCTGCTCCTGGAGATCCTTGAGGCTGCCGGACCCTGCGGCTAGGATGGCCATAGCCTCCTCCAGGCAGGCCCACTTGACGGCATCGGGGACTATCGGGAGCTGGGTCCCGGCGTCCCAGTCGCAGACCACGCCGTCTGTGTACCGGGGGAACTCCAGGGTCTGCGTGAGGCCGTCGCTGTTGGTGTCCTTCTGAGTGCCGTTCTTGATGTACTTGTCCTCATAGCGCTTTCCTCGGAGTGGCAGGCTGTCGATCCGCCTGGTGGCTTCTTCCAGAGCGGCCAGCTTCTGGGCTGCCGTTGCTGCTGCCCAGTTGGTGTTGGTTGGCCGGGAGGCTGCCAGGGTGTCCGCTGAGGCAGCATCGAGATAGGAGGATGCGGTAGGAGCAGTCTCAGTATAGACCGGCCCCAACTCGAAATCAATATCTGACGAGTTAGCGTCGTCAGTGTCTATGAGGGCGTAGCGCTTGACCATGAGTTCATCACCTCAGGGATAGACGATAGACGGCCAGGGATCTGTCTTGGCTTTGATTGCGGTTACTATGCCGTCGATGTCCGCATAAAGATCTGTGGCAAATAGGGGAACGTGCATAGGGGTGGGCACCACCCCCCCGCCAGTGACCATGATAACCAGATCTCTCGCGCTGGCTACCGACAGCCGGGCGTCAGCAAGCTGGATCTCATAGACGCCGGGCATATTGGTGCTGTCCACTTCCTTGAATCGGCATTTCCCGGAGGAGGGCGCAGCAAAGGTGCCCAAGGTGCTGATATCCTCGATATTGCCATCTGCTTGTTTGTAGGTGGTGGCAGAGGCCTCGTTATCGGCTCTGGTGGCTATGATCAGGCCGGGGGTTTCATATGTGAGGCCAGTTTTGCCGCTACCATCCGTCTTGGTATTGTCGCCCAAAAAGACCATGATGCAATTTGAGTTTCGATCAAAAGTAATTACGTAGCTCATGCTAGACCTCCAGCCATGCTTTTCAGGCCACCGCTCATGAATTGCCGGACCACGGCGCCACTTGGCGGCTCTGGTTCCGATCCAGATTGATAGTCGCTCCAAATGCCGTCCGTGTGCCAGTAATTCAGGCTCGCAGTCTCGGAATGCCAGACAACCGGGCCATCTACATGCCATCGATCCAAGCCGCCGTCAGTCGAGGTCTTGGTTGGCCTGCCTTCGGCTGTGATATAATCGCTCCAGATGCCATCGGTATGCCAGTAGTCCAGACCGGCGTTCTCTGAGTGCCAGACTATCGGCCCGTCGCTGCCCCACAGATCCAAGCCGCCGTCAGTCGCCATCTATCCTCAAGAATAAGTTAGAGTGTCGGCATATACTGCGCCAGCCGTCCCATAGACCTTGACTTTCAGAACCAGGACACCATCAGCATCGATATCCCCAGCTGCTGCCGTCATCTCCTGGGCGACGTAGCTAGTGGTCATCGTCTTTGCGGTCGGGCCGACGATCAGGACACCCTTATACCATAGTTCCAGTTCGACTGTGCCGTCGAAAGACGCGTCGTCCTTCATCTTGATTGAGACTGTCCGAGCTACGCCGGAGGTCACAGGCACATTGAAATCCTGTTCGATCCAGTAGGATGCGTTTTTGGGGTTGAACTGCAAACATTTTCCGGTCCCGCCATCGGCCTCGGCGGTGTTATCCTGGGTATAGCCGCCATAGAAATATACCCGGTTCCTCGCAGCACCGCCAGACACGGACTCGCCTATGGAAACGATCTTCTGCTTGTTTCCTGTCCAATCATAGATTTTTCCGGCGTAACCCCATGTGGATTCGTCGTGTGCATAGCCCCAGCAGACGCAAGACGATCCGGCGGTGAGAAAGATGCCGTAGTGGTTGCTATTGCAAGTAGCCGAGGTTATCGTGTTGTTGCTGCTGGTGTTGAGAGAGATGCCGCAGTAGCTGTTGCTGTTGCATGTAGCCGAGGTTATCGTGTTGTTGTTGCTGTAGCTGAGATTGATGCCGGTGCTGTTGCCGTCACAGGTAGGCGTCGTGATGGTGTTGTTGTTGCTGCTGTTGATATAGATGCCGGTGCTGTTCCCGTTACATGTCGGAGTCGTGATGGTGTTGTTGTTACTGCTATAGAGATTGATGCCGTAGCTGCTGTTTCCGTTGCATGTCGGAGTCTTGATGGTGTTGTTGTTACTGCTGTTGAGATAGATGCCGCTGCTGTTCCCGTTGCATGTAGCCGAGGTTATCGTGTTGTTGCTGCTGCTGCTGAGATCGATTGCACGATTATATCTCAGAAATCCTACTCTGCCAAAATCGAGATCTATATAGCTCTTGGATGATAATTGCAGCGCGTAGCCATATTTGTTTACACCACTCTGGAAAAACCATGTGTAGCCGTCTTGCGTCGGTGTTCCAGCAAGATTCCAGCCGCCGGTAACTTTGAGGAGATGCCCGCTCGAACCAGAAGCAGATACTTCCTGGATGACTGTAGAAGATGAGGCAGCCGCGCCGGTGTCGGTCACACCGGCCTTGTAACTTGCGACAGTCGCAGTAGTGCCCCGATAGGCAACAACCAGCGTTATAGCACTGCTTGTGAGTGAAGCGATCTCCCACCAGGTCTCTCCTTCTGAGTTTTTTCCAACAAAATCTTTTGCGGCCAACACACCCGTAAGATCCTCGCTGGTGTTTACTGTCGCCGATCCATCCACCCATGCCAATGTGCCGGATAGTGCGGTATGCGCAGGACTCTTGGCTACTCGGACCTCATCATCTCCAGAAAGACCGGTAGAGGCTTTGTTGATTGTCTTGTAGGGATTACCCGCGCTGCCGTCGCCGGCGCTATCGCTCCCCGCTGCATAATCGCAATATACTACAGTTACCATTCACAACGCCTCTTGATCTTAATTTGGTTATTCTACAACAAAGACGGCATCAGAAGGAAGCCCGTAACGTGAACCTCGATCTTGCCGGTGGTTCCGGGACCCAAGACAAGCAGGATGGGTTTGCCTGCGTCGAGCATGATCGACTTACCTGTTGATTTCTTGCCAACAGTCTTGACAAAATCCGCATTGGCTATGATCCTGCCAGGAGCGACATCAGTTCCAAGATTGATTGTGCCATCGAACGCCTCTGTGATCCGATAGAAGGCATTCGTGACGATAAAATCATAAGGCAGAGCGTCTATGAGAACATAGGTTGCATCCTTGGTTATAGCCGCTATCCGGTAGTCTTGAAGTCTGGCGGTTTCGTTCGACTGCTCTTCATCTTCCCGAAGGATGCCTTCAAAAGTTACTTGTTTTTCGATCATCTATTTATTCACTCCTAAAAATGTTTAAGCCTCCAGGATTGCTTCCCAGGTGTAATCTTTGCCAGATGTCACAGTTACATAGAAATTGGTGGCATCGGCAGGAGTGGCATTCCAGGCAATGGCCGTCCCTGCCGGATCTTCTGTAGGGTAGACCTTGACCACAGTTGGCTTTGCGCTCAGGCCGTGGGCGATGGTCTGCTCGCTGCCAGTGCCGGTGGATGTGCCCCGGTTGTAATCGGCATATGCAGGGACTTTATAGACGGCCATCTCATCCTCAGATCGTTATCTCTACGCACTTGGTGGTAGCATTCCAGTTGACCGCCCGATGATTAGCGGCAGCATAGCCGGACAGACTGTCGTGGGCGATGTTAGCTGCATCAGCCGCCAGGGTGATATCATCGGTGTTATTGGTTACAGTTACACCAGTGCCCGCCTTGATGGTTTTGAGCCGGAAATCGACACCAGACTTCTCTTTGTAGATCTGGCCCGCGCCAGTGCCCACGTTTGAACAGGTATTGGTCTCACCTGAGGCGCTATCGGCAGTCCATGCAGACCCATTGTAGAACATCCTGGCATTGCTGTCTATGTCATAGACATACCAGCCTTCTGCCGGTGTGGCATAATCCCAGCCAGTGCCGTTGTAGGTGGCGATCTTGCCCGCATTGCCCGCCCATGCCCCGGTCGGAGATGTATCGAGAAGATACCTATCTCCTTCGGATGGTGCACCGGGCGGATCATTGAGGATATCCAGAACAGGCTGCTGCCAGCCCTGGTAATCACGGAGGACTACTGGATATAGAGCCATCTATACCTCCTATTTGTGCTTTTCCAGCTTCGTTGACTGCTCGCCGTTGCCTGCATTCACCGGATCAGTCACAGGTACTTTGGGCAACTTGGGCCGGGCGTCCGGATTCTGACAGGTATATATCTGAGGATTCGCATGCATCTTCCTGTCCGCTCTGGACCCGGCCTCTACTGCGGTGGGGTGCTCCGCTCCCTTGCGGAGATAGACGATCATCACGGGGTTGCCAGGCATATGACCTTCCCCCTTGTGGAATTGAGATCGATGTAGATCTTGCCATCTGACTGCTTGAAACGGGATGTCTCGAAAGGCCCCAGGATGTATGTCTTGTTGGTGTCGAGGCTATAAGAGAGATCCCCAAGAGCGCCCTGGCTGCCAAAGTCGGAGTTATTCAGCACGAATAAAGTATCATAAGCACTGGCAGTGGTAGAGGTGTTCACCAAGAAATACTGCTGGTCTCCGGCACTCCAGACATACATGCCATTGGTGCTGTCGAATGTGGTCCAGATATTCCTCCCACCGTTGTCTGGATCGGCCCACGTCTGGTTGTACTGGCCTATGGCGGTCCTTGCACCCAGTCCAGGTACGACCAGGAGGCATAGCGCCAAAATAATTGGAAGAATCTTATTCATATCATCACCTCAGGTTGTGTAGCAGCTCAGCACGCCCAGGCATGCAGGCCTGACGACCTTGGCCCCATAGACCTGGATGCCCTTTACGGCATCAGAGAAGCTGTCTTCGGGCTCGTAAGGTACGACCTTGTTGATCTGGCTCGCAAAGGTGATAGCCTGGCTGGTGCCGAACATGACCTTGTAAACATCGTGGCTTCCGTCTCCGTCCTCGATGTACTCAACGTTGTTCGATTCGAGGACGGTGAATCCCGCAATGTTTCCGACCTGGCCGTTTCTCAGGCCCATTGTGGTCCCAGATGCGTCGGCCTTCGAGAAGCGGTCATCATTGAGCATGATGGTGTACAGCTCCGGCTGGACTATCATCCACCATCCACCACTTGGGGCATTTGCCTTCACGAGAGCCTGCCGGCAGAGAGTGACCAGCTTGAAGACGTTCTGAGCATCCCCCGCAGTGTTGTTGGGCAGCTTCGGGCTGGCAGTAGATCCAATCAGATTCGCAGCAGCCGCCCCGGTGTACATCCCGGCGAGGAACTGGTCAATGGTATCTCGCATCTTGTAGGCGGAGTTCGCCATGGCTGCCTGCATAAGCTTCGGCTTCTGCTGAGCGGCATCCACGTTGTCCACCTCGAAGTTGAAGTAGTCCATCTCCGTGATCTGCATGACCTGCTGAGCGCCATTAAGAGTTTCAGGAGCGTCTATGCTGCCGTTCTTGGTGTAGGGCTTAACGGTTATGTCTCCGATCTCGTTAATCCGGACTGTATCGCCCGCCTGGGCAATATCTCCTTCGTAATCTCTATTGATGATACCGAGCTGCCCGAATACCAGGGACTTCTCCAGAGCCCTGAGATATTCGGCAGCCCAAATTTCAGGAATGAAATTGTCAATTGCCATCTAATTACCTCAATTCAGATAGTCTCTTGAGCACGGCGTCTCTGTTGGCATTATACCAAACGGGATCTTTGCATTTGGCTGCAAGATCTGCCTTGGTCATGGTGGCTATGGCACTCTGACCCGGCACGCCGTTGTTCCCCGCCCCCTGGGCTGCCTGTGGCGGCCCTGGTGGCTGTTGTTGCTGAGTCCCCGGCGCTGGGGCCGGTGGCGCTATGGAGAGCAGCTTAGCATCGATGAGCTGCTGGATGCTGCCCTGGATTTCCTCTCTGGTCTTGCCAGAGATGTTGAAATGCTGAAGTATGACTGGGATCTGCTGCGAAGGTACCCCTGCAATCATGAGGGCTTCCATCTTCGCAATCTTCAGATCCGCCCCGGATAGCGTCTCTCCGGTGAGAGGTTTGGGCTTGGCCTGCTCAAGATGAGTCTTGACATCCTTGAGAGGCATGCCGAAGTCTCTTTCCAGTGCGGCAATCTTCTCAGCCCATCGCTTGTTGAACTGTTCCTGGCTGAGGATGAACTCGCCTTGTGCTGGCGGCGTCCCCGGCTGTGGTGCCGGTGTCTGTGCTGGTGGCTGGTTATTCCCGCCTGCTGCTGGATCTGCCGGAGGCGTGGCCGGTGGTGCTGGTAGATCATTGCCTGTTGTCATACGAGATATCTCCCCTGATTAGGCATCAGGTGGCCATTTGTGATTGTGAAAAGATGATTATGCGTTTCGGATTGCAGCGGCCCGTTCTGCCAGGCTCGCTATGTAGCGCTCCTTCTCCTCTGGAGCCAGGGAGAGCACATGGAGACAGCCCACATGGAGCAGCCCCGCGCCCTGGGCTTCGGCCAGAGAGGGATAAT